CAGTAGGCTTAGCGGCTATAAACTCTATTGCAGAGACAGATGAGGCGTTTTACTGGATGGGTGATGACCATGCAATATATAGAGCATCAGCCGGAAGGAGTGAAAGGGTTAGCTCTTATGCGATATCTAACGAATTACAAAAGCACGAAGATTTAAGCGACTCTATCGGCCATACATTTACGTTTGAAGGGCAGAATTTTTACGCTATATCCATTCCTGCTGCAAATAAAACATTTGTAATGAGTGAGGTTTTAGGTGTTAGTGGTTGGTATGAAATATCAAGCGGTGTCGATTCAGGGATTTATCAAGGGCAATCTTTTGTAAGCGCATATGGAGAAACATTTGTAGCAGATAAAGATAATGGTAACATTTACAAATTAGATTTAACTACGTATAAGAATAATTCGGAGCCATTACAAAGGGTGCGTGTAACCCAGAGCGCCAACGGTGATTTATTGGGTGCAAAAGGTAAGCGAGTTCAAATGTCAGAGCTTAAGCTTATTATGGAGACTGGCGTTGGTGTCATATCAGGACAGGGGGATAATCCTCGCATAATGATTGAATACTCTGATGATGGTGGTAATACGTGGAATGGTGGATCATGGCCTCGCGTTGGTCGCTTAGGTGAATTTACGTTACAAGTTGAATGGTATAATTTAGGTTCTTTTTATGATCGCATCTTTCGTATATCAACTACTGACCCTGTGAACTACTCTATTTATTCCGCGACTATTGATTTGCGTTTGGCTGGTAAATAATGGCTAACCCAGTAAATCCGCCACCACAGTTAAGAATACCAAGGTCTTTTTTGGGCGATCCAGAAGTTAAGTCATTTGTAGAACAAACCAATACTATATTATTTCAGTTATGGCAAAGGACAGGCGGAACAACAGATATAATAGAAGATAGTCAACAAAACATAACTAGCTCCTCTAGTCGTGTAAGCCGTAACGCTGCACGAATAAACTCTTTAGAATTAAAGGAGTTTGAAATAGTAAATACGACCACAAGTGTTACGGCAGAAGAGTTTCAAATTATAATTTGCAAAAACGTTTCTAGTATAGATGTAACGCTAAGCCCTCAAGCCGTAGAAAATGACGAGGTTCACATTAAGAGAAGAGGCGGCCCAATTAATGTTATAGGCTCGATAGATGGATTTACAGATAAGTTAATTAATGTTTTAAATTACAGTATGCATTTAGTTTTCGATGGTACAGATTGGAGTGAGATTTAAATGAGTAACAATGCTTTTCCTGATGAAATAGATGTAAACCCAATAACAAATTGGGAGCTAGAGGTGGCTGCTGGTCGTATACCGGGAATGTCGGTTATACATAAGTTTGGCAGAAACCCAGATATTGATTCAGGACCAGGATTTGAAGATTTATGGAATGACACGGCAGGAGCAGGGCATTACACAGGTCAAGATGCAACGGTTGCAGAGATTGTATCTGTAGTTTCTACTAGTGCTAATGATTCAGCCGCGGGGACTGGAGCTAGAACACTCATGCTTATTGGTCAAGGTGCTGGGTATGTAGAGCAAACCGAAACAATAACACTTAACGGGCTTACTCCTGTGCTTTCTACGCTATCATATCTCCGCTTAGATCGGGCTATAGTTTTTACAGGGGGCTCACCTTTAGCAACTAACGAAGGTGTTATAACTGGAGGTCAATCAGTCACTATTGCTAATGTATTTTTCAATATACCTATCGGCGTAAATAGAACAACTATAGCCGCTTACACAATACCAGCAGATAAAGTCGGCTATGTAAAAAGCATGTTTTTCACTCTCGCCAAAAAAGGCAATGCAGGGGTAGAGCCTAGGGCACTAGTTAGGTTTCCCGGTAGCGTTTGGCAGGTTGTCGAATGGCTTGCGTTGTCAGGTTCAGGGAGTTCTGATTTGGATAGGCAATTCAACGTGCCATTGATCCCAATACCTACCGGAACAGATATAAAGCTACAAGCAGACTCTGACACAAATAATGTAGGTGTCGCTGGCGGGTTCGAGGTTTACTTAGAGGACGTAATTGCATGACCGATATTGCCATAATAACCAGTTCGACTTACATTAAAGCCGAGCCAGGGTTAAGCGAAAAAAACATATTAAAATCCTTTAGGTCATTAAGAACGATGGAATCTGTGACTTTATTCACTGGCAGCAAAGGAACTTATGTTGAAGTTAGATTTTCAAGTGGTGATCACTGGACTTTGGATGTTAACAAAAAAAGAGGTTCAGATGTAACATTAAACGGAATAGTGCCGGCGGATAATGACGCACTAACCGAAGCCTTATCCAATCTATTAGTATAAAGGAGTAAATAATGGCAACAACACCACTTCAGCCAATTGTATTTGCTGGTAATTTAACTACGGCATTTCAAGATTTATATATAGTGCCAGCAGGAAAGGTAGGAATAGGAATTGACGCTGCTGTTTTTAATAATTACTCAACAAGCACAGCTAATTATACAGTCAGGTTAATACAAGCAGGAGTTTCAGGTGTGCTAAATGAAATTATAACGGAGAAAAATATCAGGGCCAAATCAAATGATTTAGCCCCTGCAATGATAGGGCAGGCACTCGTAACAGGCGGTATAATACAGGCAAAAGCAAGCGCTAACGGTGCTATAAATGTAAATATAACCGCAACGATAATTGATTCATGATAGTTAAAGAAACGACAGATTTAGACGAGATTAAAGCGGTGTTATGCGATCCCGCTATCTATGATACAATAACAGACGATAACAGCGGATTAATTGAAGATTTTAAACCTACGCTAGAAGATCATTTATATGTAGGTGGTTACGTTAATGGCGAGATAGTGGCCTTAATGGTTTATCATAAATATTTAGACGGTAATAAATGTCATGTACAAGTATTGCCGGAGTTTAGAAAAGAATACGCGCTAAAATTTGGAGAACAATCTCTTTTATTTCGGGGAACTCTGCCACTTTATGCTGTAATTCCAGATTTGTACAAAAATGTTTTAGAATTTTCTTTCTTATTTGGCTTTAAAACCATAGATAAAACAGAAAATACTTACGTTAAAAATGGCAAATCATACAATGACAATATACTGAGGTTATAAAATGGGTTTTTTACGAGATAGTGGACTAGGTGCAGCAACGCCAGGAACATTGACATCACTAGTGGATCCAGGTGATTTAGCCGGAACAGATAGAGCGAAGCGCGCTAAAGAAGCTAGCAAGCTTGCAGAGGCAGAGCAGCGAGACGCACTAGACAGAGCAATAGCTGAAACACAAAGGGCTACAGCAGAAGGTCAAGGGTTTTTACAGCCTTTTGGTAGTGTAGGTTTAACCGGGGTTGAGCAGGCTGGATTTTTAACTGACCCACAAGCTCAGTTTGATTTCCTGCAAAACAACCCTTTGTTTCAAATGGGGCTAGATAACGCTAATCGACAAACATTACAAAGTGCAGCAGCAAGAGGCCGATTGTCATCAGGCGATACACTTCAAAGGTTAAATGAAAACGCGTTGCTTACTGCACAACCTTTAATTGGACAGCAAAAACAATCAATTGCTGACCTGTTAAACTTTGGTTCTGGTATCGCACGATCACAATCGAATACAGCGCTAGGTCAAGGCTCATCAGTATCTAATTTAATACAAGATCAGGGTAATGTTGCAGCAGCAGGTATTCAAGGCCGCAACCAAATTCAAGCAGACACAACCGCAAATCAAAACCAATTAGCTGCACAGATATTTGGATCATTTTCTGACCCAGCACTAAAAACCAATATCAAAAAGACAGGCTCAAAGAATGGCTTTAACACTTATTCATGGGATTGGAACGAGCTAGCTAATAAGATTGGCTTAAGTGGCTCAGATACTGGTGTTATGGCTGATGAAGTAAAAGCAATCAAGCCTGAAGCTGTAGCTATTGACCGTGGGTTTATGAAAGTTAACTATTCAATGATAGGGTTTTAGTATGGCTATTGATCATCGTATACTCCAACAAATAGGCGTTAGAGATAATGCGCCTGTTTTAAATATGTTTCAGAATGCTTTATCTGCTAATCAAAACAGAGAGATACAGCAACAGCAAGCAGATCAACAAGCGGCATTACAACCTTTTAGAGAGCAATTACTTCAGCAGCAAGTGGCACAGGGTGAGCAACAAGCCCAGTTAGGGCAACAGCAGCGAGTGCTAAAAAGTGTAAATGATTTTGCAGTAGGTAATGCTTCTTTAATTCAAAATGCACAAGCTACTGGTGATTACACTGGTTTACGTGGTGCTTTAGAGCAGAGAAAGGCGCAGCTAATCCAGCAAGGCTTGCCAACTGAAACAACTGACGAAGGTTTGGCGCTTATTGATGCAGGTCAAGGTCAGCAGGTTGTATCTGCATTAGGCGACTCTGTTAATTTGTTTAATCAACAGCAAGGGCAGCAGCGCAGGGTTGTATCATCAAAAATACTAGATGACGGA